ATACCAAGTGGAAAGTGCATCTCCAAACGCAACTGAAGAACTATCTACTAACTCCTTATCTACTCTAACAACCGATTCATAAAAACTGTTGTAATGGCCATCTAAAATAGAGTAACCAGGTTGGTCATAAATCCATGCGGCCGCTAGTACAATCGCCCAAAGTGCACGATCAGGTAACTTGTTTGCATGGCAGGAAGAAGATTCCAGAACTTTAGCTACTGTTTCTAGGATCTCTTTAACTCTCTTTGTCTCTTCAGGCGAATATTCAGGATATTCTCGATACAAATTAGGGCCTTTGAGTTTTGTTCCAAAACTGTAGAACTCATCAATGGATGAGGAAATCAAAGATCTAGTTGAAAATGTCTTTTCACTACCCTTCGCTCGCGCTAAAGTCATGTAAAACTTTGCAGCTAATTCTGCGTCATACGAAGATGAAATTTTTTGAGCCGTAAGGGTTGAAGAGTAATTCCAAATTTTAGAAATTTCTGTTGACTCTGCAAGTGCTCTAATAATACCAGACATTTCTGTGGGTAAAGCATTTCTCATCTCTTGGGCATTCAGGTATGTGCCAGAATTGATAGATCTGAAGTGCTGGTGCATCTCCTCTTGTGTACATTCTGAGATAATCGTAAGACACAAAGATGCGTCGTCAAATGCATCCTTAAGTCTTGGACTAAGATCTTTGTAGAACACATTCTTTACTGATTCCCACTTTCCGTCCTTATTTTTGATATTTCCTGTTATTGAAAACTCATTCTCGATAAATGCTCTAATTGCATCAGTACGGTTTTGACCGTCAATCGAAAGAAACCCGAAAAGGTCTTTTAGTAATTTTCTGAAAAAGAAACATTCATTTGCATCCTCATTTCTTTTGTGAAAATCAAAGACATCTTGGATGTCTAAAATTGTGATTGGCGTAGTAGCCATGCCGGTAAAGATAGAAATAATAAAATCTCTCTTATCTTGTTCTGTCCAGCAAATTTTTCTTTGAAACTGTCTCAATACTTTTATTTTCTTACTTTTAATGTAATGTCTGTAAAAGTAAAGAAGTTCAGTTGTTTTTACGTTACTTCTCATATTTTCTCCTTTCTTTTTAAATTTAAGAAGCATTAATCAAATAGTCACTGCTAAATGATTAATTCCTGCCCATGATAACACATGGGCAGTATTATTTTAAACTTTATTGATTTAATAAATCATTAAATGCATCTTCAACGGAATCTGATGAAGATGATGTGTTACTAGCTCCAAACTTTTGGACCTCTGGGTTGCCGGTTTCGCCAGAAAGATGCTGATCCATGATTGACTGAACTTCTTCTGTAGTTTTTCTCTCGAAGATTTCGTCAAAGTTTGGGATAGTTTCCAGCAACTCAGCACATCGGTCATCACCACCGACTGCATCATCACAAAGCACAGTCTTACGTGGGCGAGGTCGAATGTCTGTACGTGGGAAACTAGCACCTGGTAACTTACCGTACATCAACTTTAAGTCGTTACCAGTTTCAGGGTCTGTGATATCTCCATAGTCAGGGTCGAGAACAATAGTGAGCAGCTTTTCATAAGCCATCTTACCATAACCCCATACTCTAATACCTTCTGCTTCTTCTCCACGGACAAGAACCGGAGAAAAGAAACGCTGCTTTGCAAACATCTCCTTTGCTTGTCTTTTACTTTCTTCAGTACCTTCGTTCCACAACTTATTAGCAAAGTTGCACGCTGGGCAATCATCGCCAAAGTTTCTCTTTGGACAAAGAAATGACTGACCGCCAATTCCATAATGAAAAAAGCGTTCCTTAAAAGGGTCGCCATCAGGAGTAGAAACAATCCGAATATTGCTTTCTCCTTCTTCTGGACGCCAGAAGTTCTTCTTTGCGTTATCTCCCTTTCCGTTAAGTTTATCGAGCTTTGCTCTCATTGCGTCTAAATTAAGTGCCATATTTAATACCTCCTATTGGTTTGTTGTTTTTTTGCACACTCTCGGCTATAGCAGGTCAGCAAATATCCTGACCAACTTCTTATATAATATCTTACTTTTTATTCTGAGTCAACAACTATTTCTTGAATTTTTGGAGAAAAGTACTCCGCATAGATATAGTCGCCTTCGTACTGTGTGGGGTAGATTCCAAACGAAATCTTTCTTTCTTCCGTTATTTTAGATTTTACTTTATTTGTTATTGATCTAAACAAGTTTTCTTCTGTTTTTAGCTTTTCTTCGTTAATACCGTAATAGTATACCACTTCTACCTCTTTATTAAAAGGAAAAAATAATTTATCTTCACCATCTAAAGAAGAAATAGCTATTGTAGTAATTCTACAAGATTCTTTTATCTTTTTAAATGTAGAAGTAATCGGTTTTGTGTTTTTAAACACATCTAACATGTAGTAAGTGCTTGTAAATACATGATTTATTTGGTTGTAATACTCAAACACGTTAGTAGGGCCAGCCAACTCTTCCAACCGAAGGTTGGATACGAGACAAATTTTATCAAACAAGCCACTACGAGTAAAATTTTGCAAGATTCCCCTAACAGCACGCTCGTTTAAAAGTTTTGTGTCTGACAAAACCTCTACTTCAGGCGTAAAGTAAACAATATCCATTTTTACGCCTTTTTTATGTAAGCATTCTAATGCACGAAGCGTAATTGAAGACGAATCTGACGCTCCTGTTAAAAAGATCGTACACGAATCGTTAATTTTGCTAATCCATTTGTGCAGCTTGGACATGTCTTGCTTTTCATACTCTTCAGGGCCCGGCTGGTCAGGTAACGCAAATTTGTATTTTGATGTTTTTTTAATTTCGTTTGAAATATAGTAACATTCGTATACAGGGTATTGCGATAACTGCTTTACAACATTGCACCCAGCGTTTCCGATACCTAAAATGCTTTTCAAATCTTCAACTCCTTTAAGGTTCCGAAGTTTCTTCCGATTTTACATGTGCTCACAAATGAACCCCATGGCGTTTCTTCAAATTGAGCTTTTAATTGTTTTAACATATTTGCATCTTCTTTGCACATATCTATAATAATAGAATCGTGCAGTGTAAAAGCAATTTTAGATTTTTTACTTTTCAACAACTTCATTATTTTATATGCGTTTTGTAATACTATATCAGATGTTGTTGATTGAAGCAAGTAATTTTGTGCTTTTCTTTCTTCGACGATTAGTTTACGACCAAAAGGTGTTTTAAGTACTTGGTCCTCTGCCGCAAAAAAATCCCGAAAAATTTGGCGCGAAAAAAACCCGTCGAAATCGGTATCTGACGAGTTGGGGTTGTACAACCATGCAAACAGCCTAATCTTAGCTTCTTCACGGGATATCTTGTTACCTAACACATTCTTCGTTACCCATGCATGTATGTCCTCCTGTGGTTGTTCTCGGCCTGATAGCGCCATTAACGTTCGAACTTCGGCCGCATTTAGATCTAACTCTACAAAAGCGTCATTTTGAGGTGTGATGCTTTCTCTCTGTTCTTTTTTAAGAGTCAGGACTGGGACTGACCCTTTTTTCGTTGTAAGCCTCCCTGTTGCTGAGCCAAAAATGTTGTATAAAACCCGGCCGTTCTTTCCTGCAAAAGTTAGGTTCTGATGCGATATCTCTGATGTTAAAACATGTGCCTTGTGAAGGATATCGTAATCATCGTCTCTAGTAGTCGTTGAAGCAAGGTTTTTCATTGCTTGTTCGCGGATTGAAAACCACTTAACAAGTTGGTGTTTTGGTAATAGATCAAAAAAACAAGTGTCGGTCATCGAAACTTTTGCGGTGATTGCCGCTTTCTGGTGCGCCTCCATTTTACTTTTGTATGTGATAAACAAATCTGGGTCACTGCAATACGGAGATAAATCTTCATCTTTCAAAGAAAGGTAAAGGTATCTGTAATTTTCATCTTTCAGAGACGGGGAGTGTTTCCATGCTACATCGTACTTGCTCGCTGTTTCAGTAAAATTGTTTAGCAAAAACTCTCCGTTGTGATAGATTCCTGTGCAGTTATCTTTTATATCCAATGTTTGCAGTATCACAAATAGTCCTTAATTGTAGTTTTTTTATAGGAGTCTATTGTACCACGACTCTCATATATTTGTCTAATTCTTTCTGTGCAAAAAATTGATATTTCTCCGGCGGCGGGCTTTAACTTGTTCTCAGTATATCTAGAACTTAGCATGTCGTGCACAAATTCTACATGTGGAAGATATTCTTCTGCTTCCGTCCTGCTAATTCCAAGCTCAGCAGACCGTACCATAAGGGTCAGTCGAATCCAAGTTTTTTCGGTAAATAAATCTCCTGATATTTTTCTTGGTTTTACGATCACACCATCTTTGTAAATATATGGATTCGCTTCAACAAAGCGATCATGGATTATAGAAAATATGTTTGCCACATCGTAAATGTCTTGATACTGAGTCTTCATCCTGAACAGTCTATCTAAGGTATTTTCAACCGTTGTATTGTTTTGATATTTTTTTATTTCTTCTTTCATTATATCAGATTCTAAGTTTGCAATCAAGCGCCATGGTGCATTTTTATCAACATAAAATCCCGCGGCGTTTGCATTTTCTGCAAAACACTGAAAATCCTTTGACTGAATAATTTCTCCTTTTATAGAGTCTTCTGAGTAGCTTAAATTCGCTAACTCAATACACAAACCTGAGACATTTGCAGGACATATATCAGACAACAGAAATCCAGATCTGGAGACTGGGAAATCTTTTATATTTAATTCAAACAACTCTAGTGTTTTTTCCATTACCTGGTCAAAAGTTTTTAACTCGGCAGCCGATTCCTGCAGCAGTTCAAGTGTCTGTGTTATATAACTATCAATATACGATTCATACACGCTATCCAAGTTTATGTGCGCTTTAACTGGCGCTAAGCTTTCCAAAAATTTTGGATACGACAACCTTGTGTTATCTACGACATCATTGTAAGCTGACCTGAAAACATCAAAGGCTTTTACCACAAAAGGCAAGGCTCTAACTGACAGATCGGTTACTCCTTCAAAATTTCTCAAAGTCAATCCTGCATCCTGTACGTTAAGATAAACCGGCTCGAACTTAGAGTTAAGCAATCCATAATTAGGCTTTTCATACCAAGTATCTATAAAGTCTACGCCTTCAATTTTTACTTCTTCCTTGTACTTCTTTCTATCTATAAAGCTAGATCTGGTACTGGTTGAATTTCCACCTTTAAAATCCATTCTAGTCTACTCCTCCAGTTCTTATTGAGTAACCGCCGGCATCCTTCTTTCTTACAACAACTACACTACCATCAGATTTTTCAACACGGTAAATTCTGTTTCCGTTATCGTCCACGTCAATGGTGACATCTGGGTTAGCTTCAAAAGTTGTGGATAGTTCAGACTCTATAATGTAAGTCGATTCATCTGGTGTTAGTTGTGTTGTTTGCCTTATTATGTCATAAGGATCCGCTGATTGTGCAAATACCTCAGTTTCGTAAGGTGCATCTTCTTCCGAGGAAGAGAAGGACTCTGTTGATTCTGGTGATGTATTTGGCGAACTCTCCACTTTTCTTGAAATGGGTGAGAATAATTTACTCTCCTCATCAGCCCAAGATAAATATTCAGTTGAAAGCGAGGTAGACATAGTGCCGCCGGATAAAACAGTGTTAACACCAAGTACAATGTAATATCCACCAATACCTAATCTAGAGGCAGCGGATCTTTTGTTTCTTGGGTCTCCGAAGCCTACAGAAGTGGGATCAACGTACACTACCGCACCGGGTAGAAAAAGGCCGTTGCCTACCATTGAAATGTTCGCAGTGTAGGGCATTTTAAGCTCATCATACAGAGACACTGATTCTACTATCAACGCTTCTTTTCTGAAAGGTACAGCTGATTGTGAAAAACTTATCGACTTTAACATTCCCTTGTTTTTCCCTAGGTGGAAATGATATATACCATTCCTAGAATCTTTTCTTACATTACCAGACAATCCTGTGGAATCTTTTTTCGAAGACTGAGCATAAACAACGTAGTAATCAATTTCATCTCTCTTTTTCTTTTTTCTTGCGCGCTTTAAAAAGTCCGGCAAGTCATCAACATCGACATCGATGTCACTGGCTGAAAGTTTTGAAACGTTTTCTCCTGTTATAGACATCGATCGAACAGTTATCCCCTCAGGCAAAAATGGAGCGTCTTTGTATGCATGGCCCTGTATTGCTCTTGGAATTATAATGTTAACCATATCATCTAGGAACTTTTGAATTGTGTACTTTGTCTGATACTGCTGCTCTACATTATCAAAAAAGTATTGCTGCAGTAGTTTTAAAGATATAGGAATATCTGCTAGATTAATAGTAACCGCTTTGGTCTTTCCTGTTTTCAGAACCAACGACCCGAATAAAACCTTAAATGTCTCTAAATTTTTTAGTGCCTGCTGAAGGGGCTTAACTTTTGACTCTGGACGTAGTATTGTTCTCTGTATTTTGACTATAGCCTCTGATAAGTTTCTTTTTGAATTGTACAGCAAGGACTCCAAGTAATCACCCAAAAATACATAATCTATATGATAGGAATCAGGAGCGTTTGATTTACTAAGTTTTTTTGCTTCTTTTATATTTCTTATCTGCTTGTTTATTTCAAGTATTTCTTTTTCTGCTTTTGGCGAAGGTTTTGGTGGAGTTGAGCCTTTCTTAGACTCGTCCTGTATTTCTGTGCGTCGTTTGTCCAAAGCTTTCAGTTCTTTGTTTATGTTCTCTTCACCATAAAATTCGTACTGTAGAATATCATACTCGTCTAAATGTAAATTATATATTCTCGACTGTTTGAATAGATCTTTAACAGACTTAGGATTTTTGGGCTGAGGGTCTAAGTACATCAAAAACTTTCGAAACTTATTTCTAGCTTCTTCTTTGATTTTTTCTTCTTTTTCCTTTTTTCTTCTTTCTATCTGTGCTTGTGTTAAATCCTGATCCTCTTCTTCTTGTTCTGCTTGAATTCCAGATAAAATCTCCAGCTCTTTTTTTGTAGCTAAAACATTGTAAAAACCTTCGTTAGTCACTGACCCTAGACGACCTATGTAATCTATACTTATTGTAGCAGTACCATCTTGATTTACATTGATGTTGTGATTTATCAACGTCATTCTAACAGACAGTGCAGTGTTTTGAATAGCGCTTACTTCTTCTTCTGTAAATATATTTCCATTTGTCGGCACCGAATAGCCTAGTGTTGCTGCGATTTCGTAGTTTGAAGGACGGCTAACTTGATCAGCGCTGACTTCTTTACTCATCCCAGAAGACATAGGTACATATCTGTTTCTTGTGATAGAAAAAAGATCCGCGAGTGTTGCATATCCACCTGGTGCTGTTTTAAATATGTTTTCTAAATTATCAACATATATCGATAAGCTGCACTCTATTTCTTTATCGAAAGAGAATGGATTGTTACCTGTAAAATTTAAACTAAAACTCTGAATTCCAACTCCAGCAATTCCCGTTCCGGGCTGTAGTATGGTTTGTCTAGTTACTTTCTCAGAGGCAACGGGAAAATAAAAAGGTATGTATTCATCATTAGTTACCCTGTAAAGCTCTAGGTAAGGAACCAACGAAGAAATTTTGTAAGTTTCTAAATCTAGCAAGTTTTTGTAGAGGTCTAACTTGTTTCTTTTAGTTACTCTGTTTATAAAATCAACAGGCGTATATTTTCCACCTACACGGTGAATGGTCATGTTATTCTTTAGACGACCAGGAATTATTTTGCTAGTCTTTCTATCTTTACCACTCTTTATCAAGTGGTGATACATCAAGTATCCTTGTTCGTTAAATTCTCTAGTTCCTGACATTCTAGTAATCTCTATTTATGTAGTACAAAATTTCTTGTAAGGGCAAAGGAATATGTATAGTATCTCCTGGTTTTATCAAATTGTCAATAGGCTTATTGTTAAACCAGGCTATAACCCACCAATATCTTGTATCTCCGTAGTATTCATAAGACAGCTTAGTCAGTTTATCGCCAGTCGCAAATATGTGATCTACTATGTTTAGTTCAGAAAGCTCTTCATCACTTATTGTACCAAACTTAAATTTAGATAAGTGACGAAAACTTTTTAAACCTCTTTCTTTTAGCATTCGCTTGTAAAGAGGGTGGCTGTTTTTAAATACTTCTCTTTTTTCTGATCTTTCTAACATTACACTGATCCCTTCAAAGCTTTATTTGTTCTTGCTTGTGCAATTCTGTCTGTTGTGTTGTTGTTTGAGTCTCTATCAGCTATAGTTCTGACTTCTGGTCTTCCATATGGAAATTCTTGTGTTAAAAATTGATCTGAGTTTTCTGCATAGCCTAATTCTGACTCATGCTGTGGCTCAAAAGTAATTGATATGTTAAAAGATTTAGCCAAGATTTCGTTATTTGTTGTGAAAAAACCAGCTTCTTGACTTGGATTAAAACTAACCCCGTTTATACAACCCAACAAACCTCTGTCTGTTGCGTCTTGAGATAAGTTTGTTATTAAATTCATAAATTCAAGTCTTAAAATTGGTGGTGCTTTCAAAACTCTACCTTTTTGTCCTGGGCCTGGTGTGGAGCCAAACAAAGGAGAACTGTACACTGGGTACATCATTTGAGAAAGCTTGCTGTAGTTAAACATGTTTTCTCTCGCCGTATCTAGGTCAGGAGATACAACATCAAACGCTAAACTGATTGTTCTTGTTGTGCCTTGGTAGGGCTTTATGGGATCCATTCTACCGTATATTGATTCTGTTCCCCAGGAAACACCGTAACTATCAGCAAAGTCAGTTATAAATGCTGGAAACTCTACCATATTTCCTGTCGCTACGTGAAGAAATCTTACTACATGTCTGCTTCCTTTTGCTATGTCGTGAAATGAAATCATCTATGTTATACCTCCTACTATTGTTTTGCTTTCAGCTGTGCACTTCTACCGCCGAAAAAATCACTATCAATCTTTTTTGAAAGGTTTTCAAGAGCGGTGATAAGACTGTTTTGAGATTTTGTACTAGCTCTGATTGCTGCTGTTTGTTCAGCTTGACCAGGGCTCGGCACCTGCTTACCGTCTTGCATGGCTTGATCGAGGTCTATGTTAAATTGCTTAAAAAGGCCGCCCACCATTTCCTTTGCCTTTTCGTTCATGATTGTATCTGATTTTACAATAGTACCGTCTCTGGTCGTTACCGTCCGATTCGTGTTACCAGTTACGTTCTCAAAAGCCTTTTGAATAAAGTTCTGTGATGAGAGCGGATCCCCTGCCCTGCCCTTGGTCAAATCCTTTTCGAATTTTTTGTTAAGTTCCGAGAGTCCATCAGGTTTTCCGAGGGCTCCTTTGATCTGGGCGAGGACAAGATCAGGTCCGCCAGCCTTTCCGGATGCAGCATCGGCTAATTTCGCTGTAACATTACCCATAAAATCAACCATCTCAGTTGGACTGTTGATTCCAACAGCTTTAAGCATGGATACCTGTGTGTTTCGTGATTGAGCACCTAAGTCAATTGCTAGGTTTGCAAAACTTGTTCTTGTTTGTCTTAGAATTCCTTCCAAATCCGTAAAACTAGAACCCACATCAGTTGCTGCTTCAGCCATTGCCTTCAAGGCTCTCTCTCTAGGGTCCTTTGGTTCTTTTGCTTTTAATGCTTGATCGATTGTTGTTTTACCAGATAAAAGTTTTCTAGTGTCTTCTACACTCAACCCAAGGCCTTTTGATACTGAGAGTAACTGAAACTTTCCTAGCTTGTTTACATCTCCACCAATTGAACTTTTAACACCTTTTACTATTGTATCAACTCTCTCTGCCTCTGTTTTGCCTAACAGATCTACAGCATTAAATACAGATTTACCAAGTATAGCATTTAAAGTACCGGCTTTTCTTGCAGATCCGCCGAACTCATCCATTGAGCTACCGAAAGCGCTCGTCAATGCATCAAAGCTCACTCCAGTTGCCCTGGAAGTAAACTGTAACTTTTTAAAAGTTTCCATGATTTTTCCGGAGCTGTATGCCATTTCAGACTGAGCTTTTCTAAAGTTTCTTGCTAGCTCTGATGCAGGCATTCCAAACTTTTGACCCATAACAGCTATTGTAGTTCCTAAGGATTCTACTTCTTGGCCTGATTTACCAAAAGCTAAAGTTGCAGAATCTAGAATTTCTGCAAAAGTTCCTGTTTCGATTCCTGCTGTTTGAGCAACGGCTGTTATTTTCGCCAAGCTTTGGCGAGTAGAGTCACTCAACATCATAAACGAACTCATTGAGCTTTGAAGATTTTTGAATGACTCTGGTATTTTATCGACTGTTCCAAATAGTTTGAAACTTTCATCAGCCATTTCTGAAAAAGCTTTCTTATACGATCCCTCTGAAAATTTATCAAAATATGCTCCACCCTCTTTGATAAAATCGGCCTGAGCTTTGTACATTTCCTGATATTCTTTTTTTATATTGTTGAAGTTACCTGTTGCTAAGGTAGTAAAGCTTTGCTCAATATTGTAGAGATCTCTAAATTCATCAAGTATACTACCTTCGCCTGATGATGCTTGGACCGATTTCGACTTACTCTTGAAAAGTTTCGAGATCTGGTCGGATATATCCTTGGTTTTATCTTCATCCTTGTTTTGAACAGCTTTAACTAATTTTGTTATCAGTGGGCCTATACTCATAAAAAATCTCCGGATTTGTATATAGTAATTATGAGGTGAGAAGGTTTATTGCTTGTTTCTTTCTTCTATCTGTTTGATGTTACGCTCAACGAACCAAGTTCGCAAGCCAATAGGCATATTGTATGCTTCAAAAAAAGAAAAGTGTCCATAGTGTTGAAGAAAGAATATGTGTTCATATACTTCTTCGCGCAGATACTCAAACGTCAGGCCAAAAAAAGCCCATTGTAACGGGCACCTCCATGACCGATTCTTTCTCGCAAGAACCGCACGCGACTGACTGTTTTGTATCGATACCAGGTATTACAGAGTTTACAACGGACCTGATCTTTCTAGAGTCAATAGCTGGGAGGACTTCAAAAAGCTGGTTTAGAACTGCAGGGTCAGATATCCCTTTTACTTCTACAACTGCTCTTCGAAGCATGTTAATAGTGTGATTGTTGTCTAGCCCTAGTTTCTCAGCATTTTCTTTTTGTTGAGCTAGATATTCTTCGTCGGCACCGGTTAACACTCTAACCTTTACAGACAACTCTGACATTGGTAAAACAAATTGAAATAAACCTTCAGATTCTAAAAAGTCTACACCTTCAGGAATATCATGCACTGATGATACTTTTTCAAGATCAAATACAAACTCAGATACCTTTGTGCACTTTGGACAAGGAAGCTTCATAACATAGTCTGCACCATACCCAGAGATACGAGCAGCAAACAAAAGTGCATTTCGATCTCCAGACATTAACTCTTCTACGCGAATAGACTTATCTACTATGATGTTAGACAAAAGACGATCAAATATTGTACCATCCAACATAAATTGTTGATTGGAGAGAATATCTTCTTCTCTTGCAGTCATTTGCTTTATCTCAATACTTTCTCTTCCATACAATGTGGAAGATGGGTCGTAGAATTTACCCTTTGATGGAAGCTCAACCACTTCTGTTGCAGTCACTAGATCAATGCCAAAAGCAGATTGCATTTGTTGGTGCAATGGATTCTGCATTAAATTGCCTGGTGGTGTAGCGTGAGGAGTTGGCTGAGGAACGTCTGCGGGTGCAGACTTTCTTCTAGAATTTCTCGACATTAATACCTCTTTTCAAATTATTCTAAGCCGGTTACAGCTGTTGGGTTAATAGTCCACGTCTTTGCATCAGTTCTCTGAGGAATCTCAAGGAAAGCCCAGTCATACTTAATCGTAACATTAATGCTAACCAGTTCATCTGAACCGTAAGCAAGACTACCAAAATCAACAGCTGTAAGCATAGGGTTATTTATTGTCCACTCTTCAAGGACGTTTTCAGTTTGTGCGCCTGTGTTTGCACCCAACTGAACAAGCTTGATTTGACCACCCAAGGAATCAACCATAGCTTTTTTGGAGATAGTTCTAGGCGCATTTGCCTGAGCTACGTATTCATTTGGAACCACATACCCGGCAGCTTCCAAGATTTTGACCAAACTAGCTGTAGAGTCTGGCTGTACTGGGTCTACGATAGTAAAAGTTACGTCATTCCATGTAACCTTTCCAGGGTAGTAAAACTCATAGTTTAAAAAGTTGTGGGCTTGTGACCCGACAGAGAATGAAGGCTTCTTGACATCCTTCACTATAAATTGCGGCATACCAGAAATGTACAATAGCCATCTAAACTGTCGTTTTGGCTCGATGCTCGCTTGGTTCCAGAATTGTGAATTTGTAGGCATATTAAATTATCTCCCTAATATTATATATCATCTCAAATGCTTTTTTCAGCTTAATCGTCAAAAGAAGCACCAGTATTTGTTATAACAAAATCAACTGCAATAAACTCAATCGCTCTAGCAGGCTTTAAGAAGATTTTAGCATACATAACGTTGCGATCAATAAGATCTGGCGTTGTAGTAGTTTCATCTAATATAACCTTGAAATCTGATAGACCTAATCTTGTCTTCACACTCTGCAAGAATGGTACAACCTGTCCGCGGAAACGGTTCCAAGTTGCCGGCAAGTTTTGGTCGAATAGAAGGCCATTAGCGATTCGTGAGACCTCCTTCTTTACGAAGATCAACAATCTACGTACATTGATTCTATCTAGTGCTGAAGGTGTTGTTTGCAATGTCTTCTGCCCAAAGATAACCAACCCCTCTGTTACAAACGAGGCAATTGGGTTTATGTTTGCTTCATAGAGTGTATCTCTCTGCTTTGAAAGAAGCTGCTCTGAAGCTTGTAACACTGGAAGGCCAGCGTTTCCTTCGTTTAGGCCACCACGATTAAAGCCTGCAGGCGCGAACCAAACTTCTTCTGCTTCTTCTGTGTAGGCCATAACACCAAGAGCTATAACTGAAGGTGGTACCCACAATTCTCTTGTGTTTTCTGTGTCTGCAATCTTAACCCAAGGATAGTAGGTTGCACCGTAAGAAGAGTTTATACCTCTAGCCTTTAAGTCTTTAGCTGCCTTTACCGGTGATGTGCCTATTCTTTCCTGAACAGATCCTGTGCACTTATACTCGTGTGGTGGCTTATACACATCTTTAAGGTCAATGATAGCTAAAGCATCGGCTCTTGCTTCACAGGTCTCTATCAACTTAGCGGTAAGCGCATCAGCAGTGATACCAGGCATTACTGCAACATTAAACTCTGTACTCTCTGGGTCGCTGATCAGTTGAATTGCTCTATCGACAGAAGCGTGCGCGTAACTAGATTGAACTGTTCCTGCCGACAAAATTCTGTTAGCAAAAGGGTCAGGTTGTGTGATATCAACTCCGTCAAAGCCACCATCCATAGTCATCTGAAACTTGTTAAAGCCAAGTCTCAAAAGCTGTGCTGATCCGGATTTCTGACTGAACGACGTGCTGCCTTGAGCGTAAGAGCCGGAAGTATGAACTGCGCTCTTTACATTTGCTTCTGTTTGCGAATCTAAATTATCTCCTGTGAGGACTATATCGTCTAAGGAGAATAAACTGCTGTGCTCAGTAGAGCTGTTTACTATGCCGGATTCTTGAGCGGAAGCAAGGCCAGAATCAAGACGACGAACAGAATCTACAATTGATTTGTCAACCTGACTGCCTAGATTACCATTCGAGTCTACGGTATACACTGCTGCACCGAAGTGACTAGAACCGTCAATAGCTCCACTAACTACTAGCTTCGGTCCGGGAACTGTAAGTACGACAGTTGTAGTATTTGCTGTAAATATCTTTCTAATAACAGCACCATCATCAACTAATGTTCCGTTAGGCAATGTAAAATCAGTTCCTGATGATTCTTGTCTTGATACTCTTTTTGGTCGAATTGTACCTAAGAAACCAAAAGGAATCAAACTTGGGTCAACCAAACCTTGATCTACATCTAGATTCATGTCTACTCTTATGTTTGTTGATCTGTTGGTATAGTTTCCGTAAACTTTGTTTCTTTTTTCCGTTGCAGACCACTGCAAGAACTGGTCTCCAATCTGTCTAGCAATATAATTTTGAGAATTAGGGTTTAGATTACATCCTGTAAAGCTCTCTATCACTTCTAAACGACCGCCGAAATTCTTTCTTACGACAACAGAAAATGAGCCGTAAGGATCTGTATCTCCATCCTCTGGTTGGCGGATGTCTTCAATTGCAATGAAAAGCTCTTTTGATGCTTGCTCACCTTCGTTAACCGCGATTAATCTAAAAAGCTTTTGCTTTTCTTCTACCTTAAATTGGGCAGCTGCATCTCCCTGATGTTGAGAAATAACCCACCCGGTTCTAGCGGCTGTTGCCTCGGAACTGAAATTTCTGAAAGAATCTGAACGAAGTTTTACGATGTAACCACCATCTATGTCAGAAGCAACATTGTTTTCAAAAGTTTCTCCAAGCCAAATCTTTCCATCTGCCTTAGAAGATACACTCGCGACAGTAGAGTTAGTTGCTACTGGGTTTGTTGGAAGCACTTTTCTGATAAAGTGCTGGCTACCTTGTGTAAAATTGAAGTTCTTTCTCACCTCATTTGAGCCATTATCAGATATCACCAAGGTAAACTGGCTCGCTGAGCCTGTCTTTATTGCTGTTCCATCTTTAGTCGCGTCTGTAGTGTCTGTTGCCGCGTTGTCTGAAGCTGCGAAACCCTCCAAGCCAATCTTGATATTTGCATCGTTGGCGTAAAAGACTGCTGCTAATTCATGGGTTTGACTCGTACTATTTAAGTTGCTACCTGACTTGTAAGTGAATAATCCATAACTAACCGCAGCGTCCCAACCCACTTCGCCTGAATCAGTTGCGTTATCACCTCTGACTCCCAAGAGCCTAATCATTGTTACAGGAGACTGAATGTCTGCTGCAAAATATGCTTTTGCTGCGTAGTGTGCATATGCAGGAGCCAAGAGGCCGTTGCCCTCTCTCCACACATCATCTCCTTGACCGCCTGGTACTGGTGTACCAAATATATCTACGAAGTCTTGGTAAGAGTTTACTCTCACTGCTTTCATTGCAGGGCCTTTTCTAGCTCTACCAATTATAACTGGACCCGTGTTTTCTGGGATCTTTGGAAGTTGTGAATTATCAATTTCTTTTAGAAAGACGCCTGGTGAGACGAACTTAAATTTTCTGGCTGCCATACTAATTTCTCCTTAAGGGACGGACTTGTATTGTTAAAAATAGTAATATTTTACTTTATTAACTAGTTTTTCTTTTACGCAAAGGTAATAAGAAAAAGAAAAGCCCGGCTAAAAAGCCGGGCTTGGTGGGTTGTAAAGGCGAGATTAAGAAAAAAAACAATTAGTTGCTTATTTCTTAATGTACTTGAGTGTTATAACATCGTCGTTATCAAGTGTAACCTTGTCTGTTGGGAATACGACAACCTGGCTTGCACCAGAACCGTCAATTCTGTAGTCATACGAAGTGTTTCCAGCGATAGAACCAGACTTAAGCACCAATAAACCATTTAGGTATACATGGAGCGAGTCAGGAAGTGGCTCAGCACTGAGAGAAGCGGAAATACCATTGTTCAATAATGTTCCCGAACCAGCCTTCATGAATAACTGCTCAACGTAATCGATGCTGATAAGACCACTTGCGATCTGTACACCGTCACTCTTTGCAAGATTAATCATGTCAGAAAGAGCTTCCTTCTTTACTTCGTTCCCTGAACCCTGATAGTAGAATACATCTGAAAGTGCAGCAGTACCCGCTGAGGTACCGTTCATTGTGAGAGTACCACCGATGGTTGCATCAGAAGTGACACTCAAACCAGTTCCG